ATTAAATGATCCAATGTTGACGGCAAATCCTCAGCCAATGATATATCAAGACCCAGGCACGAATAGTGTTTATGATCCTAAGACTGGTGCATACTTGGGTCAGACTCAGCAAATGCCAGCAATGGCTCCAGGTCTGTTAACAATGCCACAGCCAATGCCAATGAACACAGACCCAGTTGTAAATAATATGTTCCAGAGAAACAACACAATACCTGTAGACATGAGCCAGATAGATAGACTTCTACAGAACTTAAATAGGTATAGATAATAATGGCTAAAGGCGTTCCACATTACCTACCGAGCGGTAGACTATACACAGGTAAAACACACAAACATAATGGTCGTTTAATGTCTGGTGCTACACACACAAAAAACAGTAAATATTTAACTCACCGCAAACCGAAAGGTAAATAACAATGTCTTTATATAGGAATATCCATGCAAAAAGAAAAAGAATCAAAGCAGGATCAGGTGAAAAAATGCGAAAGCCAGGAAGCAAAGGAGCACCAACAGCTAAAGCCTTTAAGCAAGCAGCAAAAACAGCCAAGAAAAAGCCTAGCAGAACTACTAAAAAGCGTGGGTGATTGTGTTTGATAACTGGTCATATCATTGGTATCTCGGTTTCAATTTCGGATTTGAGATATATGAAGGTGAGATTAAATCGGAAGGGTTAACATATCCAGTTGAATATCTACTTATAAACATAGGACCACTAAGAATACAGAAGGGTGAATACATATAATGGCTATCAGCAAATCTAAGAAGTCTGGCAATTACAGATCAGTCAAGCAAGGTGCTGGTATGACTAAGAAGGGTGTTGCTGCATACAGAAAAGCTAACCCAGGAAGCAAACTTAAGACGGCGGTTACAGGTAAAGTGAAGCCAGGTAGTAAGGATGCAAAGAGAAGGAAGTCATTCTGTGCCAGGTCAAAAAGTTGGACTGGTGAAAGAGGTAAGGCAGCAAGGGCTAGATGGAAGTGTTAGAAGACGATTCACCATGCACTGGTGTTTGTCGAATGGAAAAGGCTGAAGACGAAGTTAGATGTATATCTTGTAGACGAACCTATCAAGATTTGGAGCGTTGGATTTATCTCACACGAGAGAATAGATTAGAACGAATGAAACAATTAAAACAAGGAAATTAATGACCAATTTGGAGTTACGATATGAAAGAACGATCAGAAGCACAAAAGAAAGTATTAGAAGAAGCTAGAGAGAGGGCTGCCGAAGTAAATAAAGGTAACAATTATTCTAGTAAAAAGAATAGGTTACTGAATGATACTCTCAAGCGAATTATTACTCAGGACGATGCAAAACGAGCTCGAAGAATTATGGAAGCATTAGTTGCAAAAGCTGAAGATGGAGATACAAAAGCCATTGATATGGTTATGGATCGTATAGAAGGTAAAGTTCAGAATCAAACAGATATAGTTTCTTCAGATGGTTCTTTATCTAATAACTTGAAGATTGAGTTCGTAGATGCCGAGTCAATTTCCAAGTAAGTTAAAGTTTTTATTTGAGCCTAACCGATACAAAGTAGCATACGGTGGAAGAGGTTCTGGTAAGTCTTGGGGTTTTGCCAGGGCTTTATTAATGCAAGGCACTGAAAAGCCGATGCGTATACTTTGTGCCAGGGAGATACAGAAGTCTATCAAGCAGTCAGTTCATACGCTGCTGAAAGATCAAATCCAGGCGTTAGGGTTAGGTCAGTTCTATGAAGTCGTAGAGACTGCTATACGAGGTATAAATGGCACTGAGTTTACCTTTGCAGGATTAGCTACAAACACTGTAGAGTCTATTAAGTCTTTTGAGGGTGTAGATATAGTTTGGATTGAGGAAGCTCAGACAGTTTCCAAGAGATCATACGATATATTGATACCGACCATCAGGAAGCCTGGCAGTGAGATATGGGTTACATTTAACCCTTACATGGATACAGACGATACTTATAAACGATTCATTATAAATAAGCCTAACGATGCTGTTGTAGTCAAAATGAACTATAACGACAATCCCTGGTTTCCAGATGTATTAGAGAGAGAACGAGCCAGGTGTAAACAAAACAATCCTGAAGACTACGATAACATCTGGGAAGGTGCTACCAAGGCTGCTGCTGATGGTGCTATCTATCATAAAGAAGTAAGACAAGCCCAGGAAGAAGGCAGGATAACTCGTGTAGCTCCAGATAGATTACTGAAGACTCATATCGTTATGGACCTCGGCTGGAATGACTCGATGAGTATCATACTTTGTCAGCGTAACTTAACTGAGATCAGGATCATTGACTACATTGAGGACGATCACAGGACCCTGGATAGTTACAGTGATCAGCTCAAGCAGTTGGGTCATAACTGGGGAACGATGTATCTACCTCATGATGCACGCAACAGAGATTTTAAGCATGGTATTAGCTCAGAAGAAATCATGCAAAGACTAGGCTGGGATACTGAGATAGTTCCTAAGTCTGATATAGAGACAGGTATTAAACTAGCTCGGATGACATTCGATAGGGCTTACTTTGATTCAGTGAAGGCTGAAAGATTAATCGAGTGTTTGAAGAACTATAGACGAGGGATCAACCAAACAACTAACGAGCCAGGTGCTCCACTTCATGATGAGTATTCACATGGAGCTGATGCCTGGAGATATTTATGTGCAGTGGTTGATAGTATGAGCAACGAGGAATCCTCCTGGAGTGAACCTCTTGTTGCAAACAATTCATGGGTAGTTTAAATGGCAGATGATTATTTAAGTAGAGTCGGTAAGGCTGTAGCTAGAGGTGTTCCTCAGATGGCTACTGGTTTTGTTGACCTTGCTGGATTGCCATTTACAATGACAGGCTTGCTTGAGCCAGAAGAAGTATTTGGTTCCACTGCATATCTAACAGAAAAAGGATTACTTCCACCACCACAAACAGGATTGCTTAATGAAACTATAGAGATAGGGTCTTCAATGCTAAACCCATCCAATGCTGTTAATGCAGGGATAATTGGCTTAGGTGGCGTAATTAAAAATTTAGGCAAAGGTCAGAAGGTTTTTTATCATGTGACTGACCCAAGCAATGTGAATAAAATTACCAAAGAAGGAATTATTCCTAACAAAAGTAATAAGGGTTATACAAAAAGCCAGGCGGGTGGAATCTTGTCTGAAAAAGATAAAGTATATGCTTTTGATAACTATAATGATGCACTTCGTTGGCAATCTAATTCGAGCTACATGGAAAGTGATCCAGCAAAGACAGCACAAATTATTCCATTTGTTGACGATGCTTCTAAATATGTTAAGGATGCACATCCTGAATATGGTGACTATTTAGGAGTGTTTAAAAAAGAAGGCAGTGTAAGCCCTGACCAATTATTAGGTGTAGAGTTTACTCAGCCAATTGCTAAGAAATCAGCAGGAAAAAATGTTGGTGAATTTACTACAGATGATTTAAGTAAATATAATCAATCTATACCATATTTGCGAGATGCGAGAATGTTAAATGCTAGTCAAGCTAACAATCCATACGCAACAAAATATAATACAGACTTAAACACTCCAACTAATTTTTGGCAATCTAAAGGTATGACACAAAGACCTTTAAATGAAGAAGATTATGGAATATTGTTATCAAAAGGTAATGATGCTCAGGCTTACACATCAGCAGCTACATCTATCAACAAAGACAAATTACCAGCAGTATTTACAAAACTAACTAAAGAAGCAAAGTTTGCTCCAGGCAGTAGAAACATAGATATTGGCGGTGGTAAGTTTGACAATGCTTCAGAACACCTGGCAAAACAAGATGTAGAAAACTTAGTGTTTGACCCATACAACAGATCAGCAGACCATAATAGAATGGTGCTTGAATCTGTTAGAGGTAAGCCAGCAGATACAGCAACTGTTAGCAATGTATTAAATGTAATACCAGACGAAGCAAACCAAATTAAAACATTAGAGACTGCATACAAATCATTGAAAGATAATGGTGAGGTATTCATTACAGTTTACGAAGGCAATAAGTCTGGTGTTGGTAAAGTGACTGGCTCAGATCAGTTCCAACAAAACAAAAAACTATCTGGCTATTTAGATACAGTCAGAAAAGTATTTCCAAACGCTACAGTTAAAGGTGGCATGATAAGGGCAACTAAATAATGGCAGATGACAATAAATTAAAGAGTATCCTGGAATCAGAGATCGATGATGCTATCGGTTATCTAGAGACAGAAACGACTGATGAGAGACAGAAGGCACTCGAATACTATCTTGGTGAGCCATATGGCAACGAGGTAGAAGGTAAGTCTCAAATCATCACACGAGAGGTAGCTGAAGTTGTAGACGGTGCACTACCTCAATTAATGCGTGTATTTACATCATCTGACGATGCAGTTGTATTTGAGCCTGTAAGCCAAGGTGACGAAGAAACTGCTGAACAAGCTACAAGCTATGTGAACCATATCTTCTATAAAGATAACAACGGTTTTGAAATCATGCACGACTGGATGAAGGATGCACTTCTACAAAAGGTTGGTGTAGTAAAAGCATACTGGGATGATAAAACAGATGTCACAAAAGAAAAATACTACGGCTTAAATGATGATGAGCTTGCAATGATTATGCAGGACGATGAGGTTGAAGTTGTAGAGCAAGAGTCAGTAGTAGTCCAGGAAGCACAGTTTGATCCAATGACTGGTATGGAAATATCACCAGCATTATCTTCACACAATATTAAAGTAAAGAGATCTGTAGACAAAGGCAAGGTCGTTGTAGAGAATGTACCTCCGGAAGAGTTCTTAATCTCCAAGCGTGCTAGAAATATTGAAGATGCACCTTTTGTAGCTCACCGTAAGATGGTGACTCGTGGCGAACTGATTGCTATGGGTTATGATGAAGAAACAGTTATGTCTTTAGCTACTGGCGATGCACTAGAATTCTCACCTGAAAGAGTTGCAAGATACTCTCGTGGTGAACAACCTACTGATATGGACTCAGATGATGAGATGATGCAGTTGGTAGAATACTTCGAGTGCTATATTCAGACAGATTACGATGATGACGGTATTCCAGAGATGAGGAGAATTTGTTATGCGAGTAACGAAATCCTACATAATGAAGAATGCGACTATGTTCCATTCCATTCTATTTGTCCTATACCTATTCCTCATAAGTTTTATGGTCACTCTCTAGCTGATCGTGCTATGGACTTGCAGTTAATCAAGTCTACGATTACTAGACAAATGCTAGACAACTTATACCTCACTAACAACTACAGAGTGGGTGCAGTTGAAGGTCAAGTAAACTTAGATGATCTACTAACATCTACAGCAGGCGGCGTGGTTCGTATGAAAAACCCAAATGCTATTGTGCCATTGACAGTACAAAGTAATGCTGCTCAGTCATTCCCAATGCTGCAATACTTAGACGAGATCCAGGCTAAAAGAACTGGTGTATCTGATGCACAACAAGGTCTTAATCCTGACTTATTACAGAATGTGACTGCTGCTGCGGTTAATGCAATGGCTTCTGCATCACAAGGTAAACTGGAGTTAATAGCTCGAATCTTTGCAGACACAGGCGTTTCTAGTCTATTTAAAGGCATATTACAGTTAGTCTGTAAGTACCAACAAAAGTCTCGTATCGTTCGCATAAACAACAAGTATGTGCCATTTGATCCAAGAGAATGGTCTTCTGAATACAACATCACAGTAAATGTAGGCTTAGGTACAGGATCTAAACAAGAGCAGTTAGCGACTATGCAAATGATCCTAGACAAGCAAGAGCAGTTACTAACAACTTACGGCTTATCTAACCCTCTAGTTAACCTAAAACAATACAGAGACACATTAGCTAAGTTTGTACAGATGGCTGGATTCAAAGATGATAGTCAGTTCTTAATGGAAGTCACAGAAGAACAGGCACAACAGTTAGCTCAAATGCAAGCACAACAAGGAGCACAAAACCCACAACTACAAGCTGCTCAACAATTAGCACAAGTAGAGCGTGAAAAGGCTCAATTGAAAGCACAAACAGACCAGGCTAAGTTACAGTTAGATAGAGAACAAATGCAGTTAGAAGCTCAACAGAAACAATTAGAGCTACAACAAAAAGAAGTTCAACAGACTACAGACTTAGCACTTAAAGAGTTGAAGATTAGATTAGATGCTGAAGGTCAAGACGGTAAGTTAAAAACAGACCAGGCTAAAATGATTATGGATGCACTAGAGAAAATTGATAAGATCAACAGAGGTGTTCAGTAATGTTATTACAATACGGATTAAACAAAATACCAGCTACGACTGTGCAGTCTAATACACCTGCATTTGATCCATATGCTGCTATTGGTTTTAATCCTAGTAATCAGTATTCAGGTTTTTTGCAACAAGGCAATAACAATCTATATGTAAAAGATGGAAACTTGTATCAGTCATATACTCCATCACCATCTGTAACTACATTTGGTCGCACAAGTATGGGTCAATGGTATCCAGTAACAGGACAATTTGGTCAACCATATGTACCATCTTATGACCCATTCCATGGTTATGGTGGTGGCTTGACTCCTAGAACATCTGGCGGTCCAGTTGAAGGAACTGTTTATTCTGGTGAACAAGCATTTAGACCATACTCAGGTGATGCGCCATTTGGTTTTAATAAGACAACAGAAGATGATAAAGATGTATATAACTTATCTCAAGCAGCTATATCATCATTAAGACCTGCTTATACACCTACTACAAACTTAGGATATAACCCTGTTATGTCATTATTAGCTCCACAAGCTGGTGGATATGGTGCAGGTAAATATTTAAGTGGTGATGCAAATATGGCATTAAACTTTTCAGCTCCTACAGGTGAATAATGACTAGACAAGAAGCAATTAAGAATGTATTACAGTCACAAGAATTTTTAGATGTAATCGAAGAGTTACGAGAAAACCAATTGAATGGCATTAGATATTCAGAGCCTTCAGCAATGGTTGATCGTGAAAAGTTTTACAACCGATTACAAGCTATAGACGAAATCATGGGTTATCTTGAATCAATCGCTAAAGATAGCGACATTAAAGATAAAGCATGGAAGATATTATAGACTTTTCTATAATGGTTACCCAGCCAAATGGGAACTAAGGAAATACAATGAGTGAAGAAACCATGACTCCTGAACAAGGAAGTGGAGAACTAACTGTGAATGAAGCTGCTGCGGCATTTGAAGGCTTTTTATCAGCAGGTGAGGACTCCAATGAGCAACCAGAAACTGTTGAAGCAGAAGCTAGTGATGCGGTAGAAGAAGAAGTGGATCAAGGTGAAGAGGAAGTTGTAGCCGATGATTCTATGGAAGCTCAAGATGAAGGTGATGAAGAAGCTGAGTATGATGAAGAGGAACTTGAAGAAGAACCTCAACGCTTTGTAGTTAAGGCTGCAGGCGAAGAGAAAGAAGTGACCCTCGATGAACTCATGCAAGGCTATCAGCTTGGTGCAGATTACACGAAAAAGACTCAAGAAGTTGCTGAACAACGCAAGGCTGTTGAAGCTGAAGCAAAAGCAATTCAAGAGGCTAAACAAGTTAGGGATACATATGCTCAACGGCTACAGGCTATTGAACAATTCTTGACACAAGGTCAGGATAGTCCAGAAGACTTAGCCCATATGAAGGAAAACGACCCAATAGGATACGCAGTCAAAGTCGCAGAATTGACTGAAAAAAAAGAACAGTTAACCCAAGTTCGTGCTGAACAGCAACGCATTGCACAACAGCAACAAGCGGAGCGGCAGCAAAACTTAGCTAAATTTGTTCAACAGGAAGCTACTAAACTTTCACAAGTCCTACCAGAGTTTTCAGACAAAACCAAAGGCGAACAAATCAGAAATGAGATTCGTAACTACGGTAAGAGTGTAGGTTTTACAGACCAGGAATTAGCGAGTGTATACGATTCCAGGCATGTACTAATACTACACAAAGCGATGCAATACGATAAGTTGCAGAAATCTAAACCTAAAGTCACTAAGAAGGTCGCAGAAGCACCTAAGATGGTGAAGTCAGGTACTAAGGTTAAAGCAGGTGATCGTGATCTTCGCAAACAACAAATGAATAAGCTAAAGCAAACTGGTAAAGCCAGAGATGCTGCAGCTCTTTTTGAAAACTTTATATCTTAAGGAAGTGAATTAACATGGCAACATATAAAACATATGAGTCAGTAGGTAATAGAGAAGACCTAACTGATGTTATTTACAACATCTCTCCAACCGATACACCATTTATGTCATCTGTTGGTAAAACAAAAGCAACTGCTGTTTATCACGAGTGGCAAACAGATTCATTAGCTGATGCTTCTACTGCTAACGCTGTAGTTGAGGGTGCTGATGCTTCTTCAGCAACACTTGCTCCAACAACTCGTGTTGGTAACAGAACACAAATCTCACAAAAAACTATCCAAATCGCTGGTACTTTAGAGTCTATCGATAAGGCTGGTCGTAAGTCTGAAAAAGCATATCAGTTATCAAAGGCTTCTTCAGAGCTAAAACGAGATATGGAAAAAATCTTATTATCTAACCAAGCTGCCGTTACAGGTGATGCTTCTACAGCTCGTAAATTAGGTTCTTTACAAGCATGGTTAGAAACAAACTATGTTGGTGCTGGTACAGCAGGTTCTGACGGTACTACAGCTCGTGTTTCTGGTACAGATGCTGCATTTACAGAAACAATGCTTAAAAATGCTGTTAAATCTGCATACGAACAAGGTGGTAACCCATCAGTTCTTATGGTAACTCCAACACAGAAACAAGTTGTTTCAGGTTTTGCTGGTATTGCTGAACAGCGTTATCAAGCTCCATCAAACGCTCCTACAACTATTGTTGGTGCTGCTGATGTATACCTATCAGACTTCGGTACATTATCTGTTGTTCCTAACAGATTTATGTCTGCTGATGCTGATGACAACGGTGAAGTTGCATTCGTTCTTGATCCAGAGTACGCATCTATTGCTTACTTACGCCCATTCGCTACAAACGAATTAGCGAAAACTGGTGACAGCGAAAAAACACAGCTTATCGTTGAATACACTCTTGAAGTGAAAAACGAAAAAGCTCATGCAATTATTGCTGACTTAGCTGAGTAATAACGGATAACTCCCCTCTTCGGAGGGGATTACCCTTTAAGGTAAATTATGGCGAAGATATTAGAAAAAGATAATATTAGAGACAAGGTAGCACACAACACCGAAGACGGTGGATTAGTCATTGAGACTGCACAAGATGTATCTCAAATTATTGAACAGAACAAAAAAGAATACAACGCAACAACTGGCAAATGGGGTGGGGATGTCTTTGACAATAAGATAGCTTCTATACCATTGACTGTCATAGACGATTTAAACAAAGCAGGTATCATGCGTGGATTTCATGTTGTAGACCAAAAGAAATTCAGAGCATGGCTAAACAACCCAGACAACCGCTTCTTTAGAACAAGACAAGGCAGAGTATAATGGCACTTACTAACTATTCGGATTTAAAAACTGAGATAGCAAACTATCTTGGTCGTGATGATCTAACATCACAGATCCCAACATTTATACAACTTGCTGAAAAAAGACTAGAGCGTGACTTACGCATTAGACAAATGTTAAAAGTTGTAGAGGCTACTACAACACCAGGCGATTCTACAGTTGGTATGCCTGAAGACTTTTTATCTATGAAAGACATTCATATTGAGTCTGATCCTATAAGAACACTTAAATTTCAAAGCACATCTAATTTCTATAGAAACGCTAGACCAAACGATCGTGGCGTTCCTGTAGATTACACACTACTTGGTAGCGAGTTTAAATTAGCTCCAACACCTGATAGTGCATACACATTAAGAATGGTGTATTACTACCAACCAGATATTTTATCTGATAGCAATACATCAAACTTATTTCTAGCTAACTGCCCAGACTTACTCTTATACGGTGCATTAGCAGAAGCAGAACCTTATCTCATGAATGATGAACGAATTCAAACTTGGGCATCATTATATGATCGAGGTCTAGCATCATTAAGAGCAAGCGATGATGATAGTGAATATCCATCTTCTCCTATGTCAATAACTTTAGCAACGAGGTAAATAAAAAATGGCTGAATTTAGTAATTATTTAGAGAACGCAGTTATCAATGCAGTTCTTAGAAACACAACTTACACATCACCTACAACAGTTTATGTAGGCTTATATACAACTGATCCAACAGATGCAGACTCTGGTACAGAAGTATCAGGTGGTTCATATGCAAGAACATCTGCGGCATTTGATGCACCATCTAACGGTGTAACACAAAATACTGCTGATCTAACATTCCCAACAGCAACTGCTTCATGGGGAACTGTAACTCACATTGGTTTACATGATGCTTCTTCTGGTGGTAACTTATTATTCCACACAGCATTAGACACAAGTAAAGCAATTGACTCTGGTGACATTTTCAAAATCACTACAGGCAATTTAACAGTTACATTAGCTTAAGGATAAACAATGGCTCTCGTATTTAAAGATCGAGTTAAAGAAACTACTAGCACTACAGGAACTGGTACAGTTACCTTAACTGGTGCATCTACAGGTTTCCAAGACTTTAGCGTTATAGGTGATGGTAACACCACTTATTACACTATCGTTAACGGTGACAACTGGGAAGTAGGTCTTGGTACTTATACAGCATCAGGTACAACATTATCACGAGACATAATATTAGAGTCTAGCAATAGTGGTAGTGCATTAAATTTATCAGGTGATAGTGATGTATTCTGTACCTATCCTGCCGAAAAAGCTGTGATCCAAGATTCACAAGGTGGTGGCTTTGCTCCTCACTTACAAGCTGCAGATGGTATTATCTGTCATAACGCTACAATTGAGTCTAGCTATTCTGTACCGACAGGACATAACGCATTTTCTGTTGGTCCGGTTACGGTGGCATCAGGAGTAACTGTGACAATTCCAACTGGTCAACGATGGTATGTAGTATAGGATAATATATGGCAAAGACAAAAATATCACAATGGGACTCTACCGCTAGTAACAATACCGATATTAATAGTATTGACATAGATGAAGGATGTTTGCCTAGTGGCATAAATAATGCCATTCGTGAGGTAATGAAGCAGATTAAAGACTTTCAGTCTGGTGTTTCTGGTGACGACCTTACAATTACTGGTAAACTATCATTAAACTCTACAGATAGCGTAAAAATACCTGTAGGAACTACTTTAGAACGAGATGCTTCTCCCGTTGCTGGAGCAATTCGTTACAATAGCACACTAGGTATATTTGAAGGTTACGATGGAACTTACTGGTCTACTATCGGTGGTGGCGCTACCGGCTCAGGTGGTGATACAGTATTTCAAGAAAACAGCAGAACAGTTACTACTGACTACACTCTATCCACAGACAAGTCAGCTTTATCTGTAGGTCCAATTATCATAAATTCAGGCGTTACAGTCACAATTCCATCGGGCGAACGATGGGTAATCATTTAAGGAAATAATATGGCTTCAAAAATTAATGCAGATACCACAGACGGGTTAAAGATAGAATCTGATCTTACTGGTAACATTGATATACAGAACAATGATTCGACTGTTGTTTCTGTAACATCATCAGGTGCATCTGTTACTGGCACACTATCAGCAACAGGTAATGTATCTACTCCAGGCACTATTACTGGTGGTAATTTAACTACATCAGGAACTGTTACAGCAGGTACTGTATCAGCATCTGGTAACATATCAACACCTACTGGTACAGTTACAGCTTCTAGCTTTAGTGGAGATGGTTCTTCATTAACAGGTATTGCAGGTGGTTTTTCTAATATGCAAGTATTTACTTCTCCAGGCACTTGGACCAACCCTGGTTCTGTTCAGAAAGTTAAAGTTACCGTTGTTGGAGGCGGCGGTGGCGGTGGCGGTGGTGGTAATAGCTCAGGTAGTAACTCAGGTGGAGGTCAAGGTGGCGGCGGTG